TGAGATCACCTGTCGCTGTTTGCGAAAGTGCTTTTATTCTATCCCTGACAGCAGGACCCTGAGAGCGTATCTCTGAATCCGTTAGACCAACATCTTTTCTCAAGAAGTCCATGAATTTGTCATGTGCTTTAGATCTGGTTGTAGGGTTTGCAACGATATAGAGTGCCTTATCTACATCTGAATCCCATTCAATAGTTTTTCCTTTCCACCTTGGAGATGACCTTTTTAATCCAGCAGGAAGCTTTGGTTCTCCCGCAGCCCGCCTAGCGGCTTGAGGGATTTGTTCCGCAGGAGAGTCTGGATATCCGTAAACACGTTTTAAAGATTTAGGGTCAAAATTAAATGCCCTTACAGTTTCTTCGGGAATCTTTCTTCCAGCATCAGCAGCAGCCCATGAGGGATCATATAAAAATTCATCACCCAGTCTGCCGCCAGTTTCGGGGGTAAAACCAGCGATCAGTTCTCTTGGAATATCAAATTGCAGAACTACCCGTGGTTGTTTTGGTCCTGCTGCTCGCATCCCATATCCTGACGCAGAACTAAAATCAAATGTAATTCCTCCTCCCATACCTCCCTGTATGCGCCCAGTTCGTATTATTTCTTTTGCGCCAGCTTCGGTCGTTCCGTGAAAAACTGTTACGAGATCACCTTCAGCAGTATTGTCTAAAATATATTTAAGTTGCTCTTCAGGAGTATTAACATTTATTTCTCTTGCCCTAAATTTAACTGCTGCTTGGGCTTCATCTCTTGTAATTGTCGGTAATGTTTCAAGAGTTCTAGGCCCAGCCCCCCTAGCAGCAGCGGTTAGCGGACGAACTGGAGTGGTTGGTGCGGTTTGATATCCAGCAGCAATTTGTGCTATTCGACGATTATCATTCTCGGCTAGCCCTCGTTGATACTCTGCAAACTGTTCGTCATCCAGCATCTCTCTTGCTGACGGCTCTCTAAAAATACCTTCATCTTGTGCGCGCGCTCCAATACCAAGTGATTCTTCATCTACCCCTAATTGCCTCCAAGTAAATGTTGCAACTGGCTTTGGAGGATTCTTAGGGTCAAATCCTTTTCCGAAGCTTATATCTGCGCCTAAATCACCAGAAGGTAAATCAGAATTGCGGAATACGTGAACTACATCTCCATATCCCTGCTCTGTAAGAGGTCTATCTGAAAGCCCTCCTACTTTAATCCCTTTCTTGATAACCCCCTCTATATTGCCAGACACATGAAATGAAAATTCGTCTGAAACTCCACCGCTTTTTATTAAGTCTCTTGTATGTTGGAGAATAGCATCCTGACCAACTCCCCCAGCCGCCCTAGCAGCAGCGGTTGGTGCAGCATCAGTTAAAATATCTGGGTCTTTTAGATATGCTTCAGGCGACAGATCTAAAGTGGTTCGCGGGCGACCTAACGCAGCTTCATCTGCGTAATTAAAAATCTCAAATTCTACATCGTACTTGTTAGTTGCCTGTGCAGCATCTTGAACTGCCTGTCTCATGGGGGCAGCAATTTCATCCATTTTGTTAGGATCTAGACCTACTGCTTCAAGTTCTTCGCGTACTAAACCTTTAATAGTCTCTCTATTTGCTCTTGCGACTTCATCTTTAGGCGGTCCTTTTGCTGTTGCAAAATAAAGCGCACGATCAAAGTCAGATTCAAATACGATATTTTTTGGAGGAGCATCCCACCCAAATTTAGGAGTAACTCTTGCCCTTGCAAATTGGCTAGGTAACTCGAATCCAGATCCGAGTGCATCAGGTTGGAGCGCAGTAGTAGCTGGGGTTACCTTTGTCTTTGGAGTAACAGGAACTTCTTTCCACCCGTTTGTTCTTAGCCAGTCTACTGCGCGCTCTGGCCGTATAAACTTTTTACCTGTAGCATCCACGCCCGTGACAAGATTTCCTCGGGTAAGAAGTTCTATTCCATTAGGCGATTCTTTTGCTGTTGCTATTAATGCCTCTTCATAACTAAGTATCTCTCCGGTTTTGTCATTTCTAAAACCAACATTATCTCCGGGTGAAGCCCTATAACTATTAGGTTGACCGAGTTGATCTACATCACCCGTCAGCCTTTCTGAAACTTTAGTTCGAGGTATCTCTTCTAGCCGAGGTCTTTGACGAGGAGGAATAATAGGCTCGTCAGCAAATCTTGCTACCCCCGGCATACCGCCGGGCATACGTTCAGCTTGCTTTAGAACCTCGCGCCCTGTTGCCCTTGCGGCTTCTTCCACTTTACGGGTAACAGGTGCAAACTCTTCTACAAGACTCTGACCGCCTTCTTGCAATACTTGACCGGCAGTTCTTCTACCTGACTTCTGTAAGGTTCCCAAGTAAGGAACAAACTGTCGAAGTTCTTTAGCAATTTTAGTTCCAGGCCCAACTCCAACTATGTTTTCAGGACTTGATCCAGCTTCTAAAATATCCAATGCGCTGAGATGAAAGGCAGGGCTTCTTCCTTCGTTTATAAAAGGAAGATATACAGGAAGCTGAGTAGCTTCCTCTCTCAACTCAGGATCGCTTAAGGCTCTTGCTCCTACACTGGCAAAAGGATTAATCCATCGTCCTGCTTTTTCTGTAAACCCTCCTGCTCTATCTATTTCTCTCTGGGCTTCTTTTGCAGCTTCATACTCTCTCAGAAAAGCAAATTGATCTCTTATGTCATCGCCGATAAACGGAGTACCTGTAATTGTGTCAAGAACATTTGCAGCACCATATCTTCCTAACCCGGAAAGTGCCTCTAAAGCCTGCTCTCCTAAAGGTGCATGAGCGCGTCCTAAAGGTCCAAGACCTCGCCCTATTGTCTGCCCTATAAAATTCGTGCTTGCAGGAGAAACTGGTCGCTGGACATCTACAGCCTGTGTGGGCTGCGCTGTTTGAGGTATTACTGGAGCAGGTGCCGGGGCAGGTGCTACCGGTGCTGGAGCCGGGGCGGGTGCCGGGGCTGATACAGCTTGAATAGCCTGCCTGCCTTCGGGCGTAGATTGAAGAAGACGGATTGCGTTCTGGGCGCGTGTGCCGCCTCTTTGCACCTCGGCTAAAAGCCTCTGGATCTCCTGCTCGGGTAAGACCGTAGCTGTTGGAGCAGATCCCTGGTAAAGGTTTTGCTGACCTCTCCCTACAAAGTCAGTAAACGACTGCGTCGCCATTAGTAATACAGGAACCGGGTTTTAGGACTGAATCTACTTTGCTGGCTGTACTGCCTTCCTAGCTGTGCGAATCGTTCAGTAAACGGGAAGTCCTGAAGGAAGTCGGTGAACTTCATCGTTGGCTGTCCGCCACCGAGTATCTGCTCACCCAACTTCCCGTAGAACTCTGACATTGCCCCTGAATAAATATCCTGCGCCTGCCTTTTACGTGCAGACGTATCCATCATGCCTTGCTTGCCGAGCGTCCCAAAGAAAGCAGCACGAGGTTCTTCTTCAAGGAATCCTGCGAAAGTAGGGTTTATCGCCATTAGAGTCCGTACCTTTGAGCGGCAAAGTTAAGGAAGTTCTGCGGTGCAGTACCTGCTTTTGCTGCATCCTGCTTCGACAGGAAGTAATCAGCAAAGAGATCTTGTTGAGTTGGCTGACGGAACCTTGAACTTACAAGTCCTGAGTACCTGCCTCTCTGTGCTGCGCCAAGAAGCCCTGCAACATCACGAGTAGCTTCTTCGCTACCCGGATCAAAGGCAGATTGCAAGACTGGAGGAAGTGCATCACGCCCAAGCCCTCTAAGATACCCGACATCCTGTAATGCCTGTCCGTAAGCACCGCCAAGTCCGGTAGGTTGATCCCGAGTTGTTCTAAGGAAGTCCTCGAACGAGTAACCGGCGGGTAGCCCTCCTAAAGCTGCATCTGAAGCAGCAGCGGCTGTATCCTTTGGGTCAGCCAGCATTGCTTCCATTCTTTGAGTTGCAAAGTCTGCGGTTGCTCCATCACTCGGAACAACACCTGTTGCCGCAGCACCTCCCATAGAAGGTAGACCGTAATCAAAATTCTGCATTGGGCCTACTGCGGTTCCACCCAATGTTGCAAGATCCCTATCCCCACCAAACGCCCTTGCCATATCTGCATAGGCTCCAGCCGTCATCGCATCAGATAAAGGCCACGCCTGTCGTTGCAGATAGCCTGCAAGAGGTCCTACGCCACTTCCAAGTTGCTGTCCGAATACGTTCTGAAGAGCGCGTCGCATTCCTGCTCTTCTAAGAACTTGATCATCTATCATTTCCCGACTTGTGAGAATAGGAATTCCTGTTGCAGGATCTATTACTTCCTCGCCGTTAACTCCACCGTTAACTCCACCGTTACCTGCGCCTACGACCGGTCCTATATCTGCTACAAAAGGAACGTCATCAGCAAAACCCGTACCTGCACCGTTTACTATGCCACCATTTACTGTGCCAGTACCGTTAACTGCTGCTCCCATTCCGCCTGCTTGGTCTGTTGGGCCAAATCCTCCGCCGCCTATCGGTCCTACTGAAGTAATCGGGGGTGCTGGAGCAGTTGGTACTGCGCCAAAACCACCCGCCTGATCTGTTGAACCAAAGCCTCCGCCTATCGGACCTATAGTTGGACCTGTTACAACAGGAGGAGCGGTTGTAACTGGTGGCGGGACATAAGTACTCGAACGAGGATCGATTAAATCAGGATCGATTGATTGAGTAAAGTCTCGGAACGACATTCTCCCCGGAGGAGCCGTAGTGCTTGGGATAGCATCGCCCCATTCCGTAGGATCGATATATGACTCTACCGGACCAACAGTCGTCGGTGTCGGTGGAACATAACTAAATGCGCGCCCCGCTCCACCTTGTTCCTCACCGACATCACCTGCCCCTACGGTAGGTCTGGCAGCGCGTGTAGGTGCTGCCTCAAGAACCGGAAGTCCTACGGTAGAGCCGGTTTCTGCTCCTGCCCGTGCTTTTGCTCTTGCATCCCTAATATTATCGGCTTCAACAGTTACTGTTTCCCGTTCGCCGTCTGCCATAGTTATTTCGACACTATATGAAGCCATATCTACATTCTTCCTCCCAGATTAGTTCTGGGTCCCGGGCCTCCGGGCATTCCGGGTGGTGCCTGCCTTGGATCTCCAGCCCTCTGGAATCCCTGCATCTGCGACGACATTACTCCGCCGGGAACGTTAGGCGGACCGCCCTGCGCTTCCTGCGGAGGCGGAGGTTGCATTTGCTGATCTGTCTGTTGTGCCTGCATACCTGATGCCATCAGTAACTGCTGGAACTGTAAGTCCTGCGCTGTTTCCTCTTGCTGATCCTGTTTCATGGTCTTTCGGAGGAGGTCTATATAGATCAGTGCCTTGTCCTGCTCCCCTGAGTGCATGAGTCCTTCGATAAGCGTAAGCAGCAACGCCTTCGGCTCAGTTACCTGTGCCTGCTGTGCGGAAATCGCGTTTCGGAACTGGTCAACGTCATTGATCTGTAGGACATTCTCCCAAATCCATTCGTCTGGTGCAAGTGGCTTCGCGCCTTCCCTCATCATCTGCGCCATCGTTACAAGCTGAGGTTCGTCCTGTGGCATACGTACACCGAACTTTATATCGATAGCCCCGGCTCCTTCGAGGTCTGCCGGTTTAATCTCCTCGTTGAAATAGCTTGCAATATCGTTATGTCGGCCTCTTACGTCCAGTGCAGTGAATCCGCCAGTCTCGTACTGCATTGAGACAATCTCGGTGATCTGCTTGTAGCAGGCGGTCATGCCTTTTGTTCTCGGCTCTATCTGGTGGGCGGAGCCTTCCTGCAATATTTTCGCGGCAAATCCCGAGATCGCAAAAGGCAGTTCGCCGTAGCTGACGTTAGATAGCCCACCTCTTTGCAGTTCCCCTGATATAAGTCCGACAAATGCTCCCGTGTCAAGGGGCATCGTGATTTCTTCCATGAGCCTGATATCGGTTCCTGCGGGCAATGGGACTTCCGATCCGTCCTGCCAGGGATCAGTGTCAAGAGTTGTGGTTCCGTCCGGGGAAACAATCTTGTATGGCCGTCTTACAGCCCGTCTTACGAGCGTTTTGTAGGCACTCATTGCGAAGTTATAGTCTTCGTAGAGATCCCTGTTTGCTGCAAATATCGATTCGCCGTAGTCCCGTGCGGTGTCATCTCCCGAGATCTCGTCCTGTACCCACGGTGCCGGTCCTACTGCGCCTAAGAAAACGGGGGCGCACGGGTTTCCGTTCGCGTCCATGACGTTGTGCTTGGTGAGTTTCTTGCCGTACTGATTCTCTTCGTTATCCCCAACAACGATAATTGCGTTTTCTGTCCTTGAGTAGTAGTCCCAGACGGTTATACCTGCTGAGGATTCTCCCTCGATGGCCGGTTCTACATCGACGTTATAAGATCGTTTTACTGCTGATGGCGAGCGTTTCGTCTTGTGTGCGAGCCATACAATTCCCTGGTCGTCCATCTCGTAGCAGATATGTAGCGGGTCGAACGGCGTTATATCGACATATGTTGCCCCGTCTTTATGCTTGTTGAGCATTGCCCGTCCTGCGTACCATCCCCTGAGTACGATATAGAAGGCGAGTTGTTCCCTGATCGAGGGCTGTCCGTATCTCTGCATTCGTTCGTCTGCGAGGTTGAGTGCGCCGATAACGAACTTTTCCTTGAGGGTTCCGGGCGTACGGTCTGCGACTTCTGAACTGATGGGAACTCGTACCGACATCTGTGCGTTTGATAAATAGGACATTATCTT